AATCACTCGGAAAAAAATCCGACATATAAAGATACTAGAATATATAAAAATACTAACATAAAAGAAGAAAGAGAGAATAATAGTAAATTAACTAATGCGAAAAAAGAAACTGCTCCTCTCTCTTTTTCTAAAAATGAAAATGATAAATCTGAAATTAATCCAAAAGAGATAATCGAAACATACAGAAATCAAATATCAAACAAGCATTCAGATATTGAAGAGCCTAGAAGCTTCAATGCAATAACACAGCACAGTAACGAGTTTAAACAAATCCTTACTGGAATTAAGAACTATGCTAAATATCTGAAACAAAGCAACAAGAAACCAGAAAAGCTATTTTTCTTTATCAGAAATAAAATATATTTGGATTATCAAGTGGAAACAGTAGAACAGCAAGATATTAATCCTGGAATAAAATCAAGCGGTCCATATCAAAGCAAAGCGGATAAAACAAAGGCATTTATAGAAAATTACTATGCAAGAAAATCAAAGTATTCAGTAAACAAAGATGTATCTGTAATTGATGCGGAGGTAATATCATGAGTGCAAATCATTTTATAGCTGAAAGCAAATTTGTATTTTTTATATCTCAACTTTTAAATATCAGTATTGAAGATGAAATCATGGTGAATGATATAGAAAATACTTTAAGAGAAATTGTTGATATTCCAGCATTTATTGAATTTGTAAAGGATAGATTTAATTATAGTGCTTATCAGTTTATGACTGGTTATCAGAAGTTTATAGCATTAGCAAGGGATTTTAGAGTTGATAATAAGCCAAAGCTTGATGATGAAACAGAAATGAAAGTTTATAACTACACTACAAGGCTGTTATCTAAAATTACTAATTTTTCATTTGCATTAAATTTTGAGATACAAGAAAAAGGCTACGATTTAAAAGCTATCAAGATGGATAAAACATTTGAAAAGGTTTTGAATGAAAAAGATATTGAGATATGTAAAATAATTGGTTTTAATGCCATTTATGACTTAGCAATTAGAAATATTCCAAAACTTGTAACTGAACTTGAAAAAGCTATTACACAAAAAGCATTAATTACTAAATATCCACAGTTAGCAAATCTAAATAAAAAAAGCTTTGATGGTATGGGAACAATTGAAAGATTAAAACTAAAAAGAGTAGGAGTATAAAGCAATGGCTAAAAAGAAAATTATCATAGAAAAAGATTTAAAAGATTGTAGCAAGTGCAACAATGTTAGACAAATGAATGGTGAGCTACATTGTAGTTTAAATATGCAAGACGGGAAAACATTTAGCACTTATTCAAAAGTTACATTTAAAGAGTGTTCTTGGTATAGAGAAAAGAGGGCATAAGATGATTGAGATTATACAAAAAATAGAGAATTTTTTATTAGCACTATGTACTTTGAGTGATAATAGTTTTTTAAAATTGTTTATAACTTATGTTATTTTTATGTTGATATATACTTTTTTCACAGTAAATATTGAAAAGTATTTAGGATTTGAAAATAAAGTTAGAATATATGATTTAATATTTATGTTTTTAATGTTTTGTATGTTTGCTTGGAATAGCTATCACTTATATCTTGTAAAAATACAAATGGGTACCCCAACATTTCAAATCAAAGATAGGTTATGAGTGCTAATCCATTAATCCCAACAGAACATCAAGAGCAGTTATTAGTTGTTAAATACTGCACTCTTAAAAAAATACCAATCTTTCATATTCCAAATGGAAGTTATAAATCTGTTACTGCTAGAATGAAAGCTAAGAAAGAGGGTTTGGTTAGTGGAATTCCTGATTTGATGATACCAGTAGCAAATAAAAATCATCATGGATTATTTATTGAAATGAAGAGGATTAAAAATTCTAAAGTATCAGTTCAACAAAAACAATGGATTGAGCTATTAAATAAACAAGGATACAAGGCGATTGTTTGCTATGGAAATATAGAAGCAATACAAGAGATAGAAAATTATATTAAGGATTAAACAAAATGTCATCACCAAATCAAACATTAGCAATACTAAAAGAAAATAAAATTAACAAAGAGCATTTGAATTCTTTTTATCAAGCTATGGATTTGTTTGATGATAATTTTGAAGAACTAGCTATTGCTATGATATTAATTAGAAAACATATCAATAGTGCTGAAAGACCAAATGTAATATATAAAAAAGCAGAAGAGGGGAAATACTCTTTGCTGTTTGAATACTGCGAATATATCCTTGATTTACCAATGCAAGAGTTAAAAAAGCTAAAAGAGCTAATCAATTTAAAAAGAGAAAAAATCCTAAATAAAATTTTTACCAACAAAGTTACATTTCCAGTATTCAAAAAAGATAGCCAAGGAAATATCTATAAATTTGAAGATGAGGAAGATTGTGAGGTAGTATTTATCAAAGATGATAAGACAATTAGGGATGATTACAAATGCTATGATAAGGGCTTAGAAACAATACATTGTGATAAAGAAAGAGGGCTATATAATAATCAGCCAGTTTGGTGTTGGAATAATGGAATAAAGGAAAAGCAGTTGAGGTTTTACAATAGTTTTACTAAAACAGCATATAGCTATTATAACTATTCTTTATTTGATTTTGGATTTGATAATTACGAGGCTTTGAATTTAACTCAAATTAGAGCTTTAGATTTTTTGATGGAGATTTAATAATTGGCATATCCTAAAGAAGAATGGCAAAAAGCTAAGGTCTTAAGAGAGAGTGGAAAAAGCTTAAGCGAAGTAGAGCTATTAACTGGAATAAATAAATCATCAATTCAAAGAAAAGAGAAAAAAGAAAACTGGATTGTAGGAAAAACGCAACAGTTAAAAAGCGATATTATCGAAGTTGAAAAACAAAACGCAAAAATTTTGCAACGAAAAACGCAACTAAGAGAAAAAATTGCAACACTTGAAGATTATGAGATAAAATATCTTGATGAAATAATACAAGATGAAGCAAAAATTAGAAGTTTACTATTTTCAACTACTGCATTAAATGTAATTAGAATAAATGAAGATTTACAGCAAAATATGAAATATGAAAAAGTATCTTGTGGTGATGGTGTTCAAAATTTAGAGCCAGTTAAATTGAGTGCATCAGATTATAAAAATGCACAAGAGGCACTAGATAAAGCTTCAATAACTTTAGGAATTAATCAAAGGCACTCAAATAATCAAATCAATGTAAACACTCAAAACAACATTCAAAACAACAATATACCTCTAAGTATAGAAGATGCAGAAAAAGAGGCTTTGGCTTTAGGTGTTCCATTAGAGATATTAATTAAATAGTTATGTCATCATCATTTACAAAAGACCAATTAAGAGCCATATATAACTATAAAGTAGTAAAAGCAAGAAACGATTTTTTAACTTATAGAATACTAATAAATCCAAAGATGAAGATAAATTGGTATGTAATAGATATAACTCAAAGATTGCAGCAGTATGTTTTTGATTTAGAAAATGGCTTACGACCAATGCTAATCATACAAGCACCACCACAGCATGGTAAAAGTGAAGCAATAAGCGATGTAATAAGTTGGATAGCTGGAAGAAATCCACACTTAAAAACAATATTTGCTTCATTTAGTGAAAGATTAGGAGTGAGAGCCAATTTAAAGCTACAAAGGATTTATACTAAGAAAATCTATCAAGATATTTTCCCAGATACTCAAATAAACAGTAAAAATGTAGTTGCTGGAGTAAATTATTTAAGAAATAGAGAGATACTTGAATATTGCGAAAAAGGTGGATATTTTAGAAATACAACAGTTCAAGGAAGTATTACTGGTGAAAGTTTAGATTTAGGGGTTATTGATGACCCTATTAAAGGTAGAGAAGAAGCTAATAGCGAAACAGTAAGAAACAAAACTTGGGAATGGTTTACTGATGACTTTTTTACAAGGTTTTCAGAACAAGCTGGGTTTTTAATGATTTTAACTAGATGGCATATAGATGATCCAGCTGGTAGATTACAAGATAAATACCCAAAAATAAAAGTTATTACATATAAAGCTATTGCAGAAGAAAACGAAGAACATAGAAAAATAGGTGAAGCACTTTTCCCAGAACATAAGTCAATAGAGTTTTTAAATGAGAGAAAGCTACTAATGGGCGATAACTTCTTGGCTTTATACCAACAAAACCCAATTATCAAAGGTGGTAATATTTTTAAAACAAGCTGGATTAAGTACATTTCAAGAGATATTATTAACAACATACAATTTGAGAAATATTTTATTACAGTTGATACAGCTTTAAAAGATAAAGAGAAAAACGATTTTACAGTTTATAGTGCTTGGGGTGTTTTTGAGAATAGATTATATTACTTAGATATGTTTAGAGGTAAGCCATTATCAAAAGAGCGAGAAGTAACAGCCAGAGATTTTTACAATAGAAACAATAAATATCCATTTCAAGGTATGCACATAGAACAAAAAGCATCTGGGATTGATTTATTTCAAAGAATGAAAGATGAAGCTATGATGGTATTTGAAGTAGAAAGAAATACAGATAAAGTGTTTAGAGCAAATAACAATACTAGCTATTTAGAAATATACGGACTATATGTTGTAAATGACTTACCAAATGTGACTGAATTTATAGGGGAGTTTGAGCAGTTTCCAAATGCTAAGAATGACGATATTGTTGATACTTTGCTAGATGCCATAGAACTTGCATATAAGAGTCAAGCAATAGATTATGACAAAATTGTAAATGGATAGCAAAGTCGAAAAATAGCCTTTTTTTTGAGTGTTATAATAAATCAAAAAAGGCTTTTAATGAAGATTAACTTCAAAGATAGTATCAAATCTCTTATAAACAATTTAGCAAACAATAGAGCTGGAGTAAATACCAATAAGTTATATTCAAATGCTGTTCCAGATGATGAATTAAACAGTATCTATAAACTAGGAATTGGTAGAAAAATTGTAAATATCAAATCATCTAATATTTTCAAAGAGGGATTTAGTGCTGAAAATGACCAACTAGGAAAAGATACTTTAAAATTTATTGATAAGAAGTTACTAAGAGAGTTAAAAAAAGCTAGTGAGTACATGATGGCTTTTGGTAGAGGTATCATAGTAATTATTGATAAAAACAAGCCAGATGTAAAAACTGAATTAAAATCTGTTAATCTTCAAACAGTTAGATTTAAAGCCTTTAGTGGTGCAAAGGTTACTGTACAAATAGATAGCTCACTAAATGAACTTGATGAGAGATATAACGAGCCAGAATACTATCGAGTTGGAACACAAGTAATACATCATAGTAGGGTTATTGATTTTCAATATTTCCAACCAATAGAAGATGATAAGACATTATATAACTATGGTGGAATAAGTGAATATGAGCTTATATATGCACAGTTGATAAATGATAGTGTTATTGAAAGAGCTATACCAACACTTATAGAGAAAATATCTACGATGTTTTATAAGATAAAAGATTTTAAGAAAAAACTAGAACAAAAACAAGAAAGCAATCTTGTAAAATATTTTCAATCATTAGAAAATTTAAGAAGTATCTATGGAGCTGGTTTACTAGATGCAGATGATGATACAAAAACAGAGAGCCAAAATTTAAGTGGGCTTGATAGTGTTGATACTATTACATTGAGAAGATTATCTTTAGTTACTGGAATACCATTAAGCTGGTTAGTTGGTGAGAATGTAAAAGGTTTAAACTCATCAGGAAAAACAGAAGAGACAATTTTTTGGTCAATGGTTAAAAATCTAGGAAATGATTTTATCTTACCAGTATTAAATCAAAAGCTTACATTTATGGGATTAAGTGAGGTTTGGTTTAATGAACAATATCAAAGCACACCAACTGAAAAGGCAGATTATGAAACTAAGGTATTTAATAATGCTTTATTGCTTCAAGGTTTAGGATTAGATGAAATTGCTTATATCAAAGATAGAGGTGTAGAAGTCGATATTAAAAAAACTTTTGCAGAGTTTTCAGAAGATGATATGGATAATGAGGAATAATCTTGCAGTTTGATTTAAAAACCTATCTAAAAGAGAACACTAAGAAAAAAAGCTATCAAATTAAAGCATATCGTAGAACTGAAAACTTTGAGCAAGAAATAGAGAATTTTTTGGTTTTTATGAGTGAGCAAATAGGAACTAGATTTAATAATCAAGTCCTAAAAAAATTAAATAAATCATCAATAAATAAGTTTCAAGATGCACAAACTGGAAATTTTGCTGTAATCTTTAGAACTCTATCAAAATATGCAATCAGAAGATTATTAAAACAATTCTCAAATAAGAGGATAGAACAATATCTTAATGCTCTTTACAAAAGAATAGATAAAGCAAATCAATCAACATTTTATAAAACAATAGAGAATGATCTAGGTGTAAGTATCAAAGATATTATCAAAACAGATGGTTTAAATAGCTTTATAAATGCAAACTCACTTAAAACAGCATTGCAAATTGAAGCAGTAAGAGATAGAGCTATTGAAACTATGAGTACAAATTTAATACGACTTATGACTGCTGGTCAAAGCTTAGATACTTTATATGAAGAAGTTGAAAATGTAACTGGAAAAAATAGAAATAAATCCAAATTAGTAGCAAGGCAAGAATTAACAGTATTTAATGCTCAATTAAATAAAAAAAGAGCTGCTAATCTAGGATTTAATGAAAGAACTTGGAATGCAGTTGGTGGAAGTACTGAAAATGGAAGAACTAGGAAATGCCATACAGCTAGACATGGTAAAAAGTATCCAATAGATGGAAAGCTTTATAGCTCTTGTGATGGAAAATCACTTGAAGCTGGTGAAGATATACAATGTAGATGCTGGGATACATTTGTAATAAATTTAGAAGATGGGGAGTAGTAAATGTTTAAAATCAGTTTTATAGATGGATTGTATTTTGTATTTAAGGGTGACGATAAAGTATCAATAGGCTTTAAAGATGAAAAAATGGCACAAGATGAAATTAAAAATCTAAGTAAAGATTGTGAGTGTCCTTTTAGAGATAAATTGTTCACTCAATCAATATCTTTTACAGATAATAGCTCAAATGCTGAAAAAAGAACTGTTATATCAATCCGTGATGGAATTCAAGAGTATTTAGGAGCAGAGTTAGGAATAGAGCCTTTTGATAAAGTATTTAAGATTTATAGAAGTCCTGAAACTATCAAAGAGTTAAAAGATAAGCTCAAAGATATACCACTTATTGAAAATCATATCGAGCCAGAGGGTACGATTGATGATGATTTAAAAAGAGGAAAAATTATAGATAGTGAGATAGTAGAGAATATTGACAATGAAAGCGACTCTACTATTGCTATTAAAAACGAAATATCGCTATTTAAAGATAAGTTAGAATTTGAATACGAGCAATTATCACTAGGCTATAAAGCAACAACTTTGCCAAGTGCAAAATATGACTTTGAACAGTTTAATATCTTGCCCCATCATTTGGGGATTGTTGAAGCTGGTAGGTGTGGTGATGTTTGTAAATTTCAAGACCAAAGAGGAGTTAAGAGAATGACTTTAGAAGAATTAATGGCTAAGTTAAAAGAGTTCTTAGATTCATCAAGTGATGAAGATAAAGCATCGCTAGTAAAGATGCTAGATGAAATGTTTCCAAAAAAAGGAACAGCAGTAACTGATTCAGAAGAAGAAGTAGCCAAAAAGTTTGAAGATGCTAAAAAAGGTGCAGTTGCTAAATTTATGGATTCACAAGCTTTTAAAGATGCAATGTTGAATTATGGAAATGAGAGAACAACAGTTATCACAAAAGCTAAAAACTTTTTAGATAGCAACTATGATTTTAAATCAAAATCAAATGAAGCAATTATGAGTGATGTTGTAAAAGCTGAATATCCAAACGAGTCGTTTAAAGATAGTGAGATAGATGTAGTTTTTAAAATGTTGAAAGAAAAAGAAGAACAAGTACAAAGTACTGATTTTAATTTCACAGATACAAAAGCAGAAATAATTAAAGCATTTAATGAGGAGATAAAATAATGGCATTTACATCACATGATTTTAAACAAATTGTAAATGTTGGAGCTGGTGTACTAAATCCAACACTACCCCACAAAATTAGTACATACACTATAAATTACAATTCACCATTAACAATAGGAAGAATTGCACAAATTAAAAGTGGAAAGTTAACAAACTTAGATGCGACTGCTACTCCAGTTATTGCTGGATTAATTTTAGAATCAGTTGTTAATCCTATGGAAAATGGAAATACATTTACTCAAACTGGTGATGCAGCAGTTTATCAAGTTGATAGTTTAGAGTGGGGATTAGGTACTGTTGATGTTGTTGCTGGTGTAACTCCAGCTAAATTTGGAAAAGTATATGCAGTAAATACAGCTGGTGCAGATATTGGAAAAGTTACAACAGTTTCAACAGATAATGTCGAGGTAAAAGGTTACTTCAATAGAGAAATTAAACCAGGTATCTGGGAAATCTTCATTCAATTATAAAAAAGGGGTTGTAAGAATATGAAATTAAAACAATTAATAGATGAAAATTCACTTTTAAGCCATTTAGAAGTAGCAAAAAATTTTAAAGATGCAAGTGGTATTTTATTAGCTCAACATTTAACAAAAGTTGATCCAAAAATATTTGCAAGACTTTATCCAGATAATGTTTTTTTAAATAGTGGATTGACTATTGATAATACTGGTGGACTTGCTGATACAATTAAAAAAATTAGGTTATCTGCAAAAGGTAGCTTTAGTGATTCAAGCAATAGAGGAAACAATAAAGGATTAATTTCTTTAGATGGTGAGAGTGATTCTATTGGTGTAATTTCTAGAGAATCTACTATTGAGTACACAGATGATGAAATCGAAAAGGCGAAGTTAGGAAACTACAATCTTGTAGAAAGACTCTTAAGTGCTGTTGATGAAGTTTATAGAAAAGAGATAGATGAGGCTATCGCTACTGGTACTTCTTACAATAAAGGTCTATTAAATCATGCTGGGTTTGTTGCTGATAGTGCAAGTGTTATTACTGGAATGACTGGTGTACAAATGCATGATGCTATTGCTTCACTAATTGTGGACCAATGGAATGGTGTTAACAATACTAATGGTTATATGGCTGATAAAGTAATGCTACCTACTAAAGTAATGAATACTTTGGCAAGTACAAAATGGAAGCCAGAAACAAGTGAAAAATCAGTACTACAAGTTTTAAGAGAATCTTTTGAAACTGTAACTTTCTTAAGTTCTTGGAGAAGTAACGATGTTGGTGGTGTATCTGTAACTGCTGCTTATTCATCAAATGAGAATGGAATTATAGTAAGAATTCCACAACCACTTGTAATTGGTAGAACTGTTCCAGATGGTTCATTTGGTTATAGAGCTGATTCTAAATATAGACTTGCTGGTATTGATGTTGCTGAAACTAAAGCTTGTAGATTATTAACTGGATTATAGGAGTTAAAATGTTTAAAAAAGAAGAACTTGAAGCTTTAACAGTTGATGAACTAAAAGCAAAATGTAAAGAGTTAGGTTTAGAGGGTTACTCTAAACTTACAAAAGATGAGCTGGTTTCTAAACTTCTTGAAGTTGAGTCAAAAGATGATATTCAAGAGCCACAAGGTCAAAATGAAAAAGAAGAACTTGAAGAAGATGAGCTGGTTTCTCTAAATGCTATTAGATACTGTAAAACTGAAACAAAAGGTGAAGTTTTAGGAAAGTTTGAAATCTCTAAAGCTGATTTTGAAAAAGATGAAAAAATTAAAAGATTTATTGAGATAGGTTTTATCGTAAAGCTTTAGTTTTATAGTGTCCTCTTTTTGAGGGCATTATTAAGACTAAAAGGAGTAATATGAGTATGATAGATGATTTAAAAGCAAAATTTCCAATGATACCAGCTCAAACAATAGATACTTATTTTCCAATGTATGAGAAAACTTACAAGTGCTATTATGGTGCTGATTATGGCTTAAATAGTTGTGATGATGAAGCAATATTATATTTACTAGCTCACTTAATTACAACTACTCAACAATCTACTTTAATTGGTTCAACTCCAAATTTTGCAGTTGCAAGTGAAAGTGCAGATGGTGTATCAACTTCTTATGTAGTACCTACAAATATGAACCAATCAGATACATTTTTTCTATCAACAATATATGGTCAAATGTTTAAAATGATTATCTCTAATAATGGTGGGGCTATTTTTGTATGAAGATAAACGACCTAACTGAATTAAAAAAAATCACAAAGCAAATAAAAGAACTAACTACAAAAGAAATCAAAATTGGTATATCTGCTGATGTTGGAACTTATACAAATAAAGATGGTAGTGTTGGTCCTAAAATAGTAGAAGTAGGTCGATGGCACGAATATGGTTTGGGTGATAATCCACGAAGAAGTTTTTTAAGAGAACCTATGATTCAAAAACAAGCAACCATTCAAAAACACATCATTGAAGGGTGGGGTAATATCCTATCAGGAAAAAGCACAGCAATTAAAGAACTTGGAAAACTTGGAATGGTAGGACAAGAAATTTCTAAAGGAGCTTTTTCAACTGGTGGTTATGGAAAATGGGAAAAATTAAAGCCTCAAACAATTAAAAGAAAAGGGAGTAGTGAAATATTGATAGACACGAATAGCTTATCAAAGAACATTCATAATTGGATAGTAGATAAATGATACCAAATTTATCAAGAACAGTTTTAAGGAAATCTGTACCTTTAATATTGAAAAAAGTTACAAAAACTATGGTTAGTGGTCGCCCTAAAGAAACCTTTCAAGAAATTTCAATTTTAGGTATGCTAAAGCCTACTAGATTAGAAAAAGTAGTAAAGGCTCAAATAGATTACAATTTAAAATATATGCACTATGTCGGAACAAATGAAGTATTGATTGATGATTTAATTGTTTTTAATAATGAAACTTATCGTTGTTATGCACCAGGGGATTATTCAACTTATGGATTTTACAAAGCAGAACTAGAGCAAGTAAAGGAATAGCAAAATGCCAATTTATGAAACGGAAAATGATGTATTAGTAAGTCTTTTTGAAGTTGTAAAAGCAATGCTTAATTATGATGAAAATTTAATCATGATAGGAAGAGAGAATGCAACACAAAATACATTCTCTAAAAACTATATAGTGCTTGATTATTTAGCATCAGCTCCACAGTCAAAGCCAAAAAGATATTTTGATGATAAAAAGGAAATCGAATATTGGGAAACTCGTATGGCTGGAACTTTTACTTTAGAGTTTTATGGCGAGAAATGTAATAAAAACCATATTGACTTTATAAATTTAATTAGATGCCAAGAGAGTATAGAAGCACAAAATAAGTATGAGATAGTATTGTTTGACCCAAGAAATACAAATAACCTAAAACAGTTTACTAACTCAAAAACTTTTGACAGATACGAGGTTGAAGTCGTTATACAATACTTTATTAGATCAGCTATTGATAGAAAAAGAATTGATACAGCTGATATAAATTATTTAATAGAGAGGTAATTATGGCAGATAATCAAGACATACCAATAGGTAGGGTAGTAAATGTATCTATCGAGGGAGTTCCTGTTGGCTTATCAAGAACAAATATGAATATTGTTTGTTTAGTAACTAGCGAAAAAGGTTTTTTGAATAGTGCTAAAAGAACAGTTGCATATACTGAATTAACTGGAATTGCATCAGATTTTGGAACATTCTCAAAAACTTATCAAATGGCAAAATATTTATTTGGACCAGCAAATCCAATAAATAAAGGTGGTGGATATTTAGTTGTTGGTTATTGGAGAGCAATTTCTGAAACAGTATCACCAACAGCTGGATATTTAAAGAGTGCAGAGTTAAGTGAGGCACAAGTTGTAGGTAATTTACAAACTGTAAAAGATGGTAGTTTTGTGATAAATGTAGATAATGGAGAAACTCCACAAGTTGTATCAAATGTTAATTTTACTACTGCTACAAGCTTAGAAGATATAGTATCAATCTTACAAGCGGAAATCACTGGTGCAACAGTTACTAAAAATGGCTTAAATCAAATTATTATTACAAGCTCAACAACTGGTATAGCTTCAAGTGTTACATATATGGATAATCATAGTACTGGAACAAATATATCAGATATATTATGCTTATCTTTAGGAAGTGGAGCAGTTTCAGTTAATGGAAAAGCAAGTGAAACTTTAGCAGCAGAAACAAAAGAAGATGCAATACTTCAAATATCAAGTGAGGAGCCAATAAGAGGGTGTGTATTTATTGACAAACCAACTTCAACAGAGGCACAAGCATTATCAAGTTTAGCGATTACACAAGATGTTTTACATTATGATGTTTTTTCAGATAGTACAAATTTCCAACTAGATGTAGATAACAACTTTGTTTGGGCAAATAAGCTTAGAGGTGGTGTAAATTACAGAACTTTATATGATAAAAGTGCAGATAGAGGGTTAGCAGTTGCTTATATGGCAAAAATGCACACAGTAAACTTTGAAGCTTCAAAAACAGCTTTAACAATGCATTTAAAAGAGTTGCAAGGGGTTTTACCTTCTAAGTATTCAGATGGTGAGTTAAATTCAGCTCAAAAAGTTGGACTTGATGTTTATGGAACTTTTGGAAGCTTACCAAAGCTTTATACAAGCGGTGCAAATGATTTTACAGATAATGTTTATAATCTAATAGCAATCAAAAGATTTATTCAAATTGATGTATTTAATGCTCTTGGTGGAACACCTACTAAGTTATCACAAACAGATGAAGATATGCAAAAGCTTATTAGTACAGTTGAGAGAACTTTATCGTTATTTGTAACTGCTGGTGTTATTGCTCCTGGTAAATGGAATTCAACTTATGATTTTGCTGACCCAGAAGTGTTTAGAAGAAATATTGCAGCAGAGGGTTACTATGTATATGCAAAACCAATGGCAGAGCAAGTACAAAGTGAGAGAGAAAAGAGAAAAGCACCAGCAATTCAGGTAGCTTTAAAACTTGCAGGTGCTATTCATTCATCAGATATAGCAATAGTATTTGAGAGATAGGAGTTATTATGGCAAATGGAAAAATTTTAAATAGTGATGCAACAACAATGCAATTAACTTTTGGTGGAACAAATATAACAGTAGATGATTTTATAGCTGGTGATGTAATTACTATCACACCAGTTAATCCACAAACTTCAAGAACTTATGGAGCTAGAAAATCTGTAAATGTTCAAAGAAGAGTAGATAAAGATGTAAGAACGATTACTTTTAGAGTTACAAAATTTGACACAACAGATATTGCAATTACTGCATTTAATAACGCAGAAGTTTTATCTAGCTTTGTCGAAGGTAGTATAAAAACTATTTACTATAAAGATGGTAGCCAAATGATTGAGAATTACAAAATTTCTGGTGGTAGTTTTTTAATAGATCCAACTGATACAAAAAACAATCAAGATGGAAATTCAGCTATGGAATATACTCTTGAAGCATTTGTTAAAAGGTTAGTGTGATGATGAAGCCAGAAGAAAAAGAAAAAGCATTACAAATATATGAAGATTGGCATATTGCCAAATCTTTTGAGATAGAAGATAAGCGTTTTAGTGTTACTAATATGAATCACGAGTTTAGAGTAAAAGTATATGCTCTTTACTCTCAAATTGAAACTCCTATGCTATTAGGTAACTGGGGTTTTTTAGAAGACCCGAAATTTAAAGCATTATTCAAAGAAGTAGAAAATAAAATACTTTCAGATGATATGCAAATTTCAAAAATTCTAAATTTTTGGGAAGATAACGAAGATATTTACCTTGATTTCATACAAATATCTTTAAAGCTAATTAGCTATCCATTTTTTAGACTTAAAAAAAAAGCTACGAATTAACTAGACTTATAAGGCAAGAGAACTATTTTAAAAAGTATGTTTCCTCTTGCGATATTCCAGATACAGAAATGACTTATTTTGCTTTAGTAAAAAAAGGCTATGGCTCACTAAACCAAATCAAACAATTAGATACAGATGAGTTGATGAATATAATCAATTATGAAAATATGATGAATGATATAGAGTATCTAGTACATGAGGATAGACAACAAAGCTAACGAAATTTAGCCTTTTTTTTGAGTGTTATAATAAATCAAAAAAGGCTATTTAATGGCAACAGCATCAGAATTGGTAACGAAGATTAGCTTTGTTGGGAGTTTAGCACCTCTTGACAAGTTAAATACTGGTTTAACAACATCAATTAAAACTATTGGAGCGGTTGGGGTTGCTTATGGAGCTATGGGATTAGCTCTTAATTCTTGGGTAGATAGTACCCTTGAAGGCATTTATCAGACTTCTAACTTTTCAAAAGAACTTGGTGTGTCTATTGAAGCTATGCAAGAGTGGGGATATATTGCCAAAATGAATGGCTCATCAGCAGAAGCAGTTCAAAGTTCAATGAGTTCATTATCTGAAAAAATGGGAGAGTTCGCAAAGTTTGATAGTGGAGAGGGTAAAGAGGTTTTTGAGTCGTTAGGAATAGCAGTAAAAGATAGTGAAGGTAAGATAAAAAGTGCTGATTTAGTTATGCGAGATTTAGCAAACAGTATGCAAGGAATGAGTGCTTCAGAGCAAAAAAGTATTACTGCAAAATTAGGTATTGATGAAAGTATGCTTCAAACTCTAAGACTTACAAATGACCAATTTGAACACTTAAGAGATAGAGCTGGTAAATTAGGAATTGTTACAGAAGAACAAGCAGAACAAATAAGAAAATATAAACAGTCACTAGGTGAACTAGGACATGGACTTGAAAGTATTAAAACTCAACTAGCAATCGCATTTACTCCAGCACTAACAGAGGCATCAAATGGTTTTACTGATTTGCTTATAGAAAATAAAGAGCTTATAAGTAATGGTATTAATAAAACAGTTGATGTTCTAACATCTTTTGGTAGAGCTTTGGTTAATACTGGAAAACTAATTTACAATATGATTGACAATACGATAGGGTTTGAAAATGCTCTTATGATATTAGGAGCTGCAGTTTTATATTTAAATAGGGCGATGTTATTAAATCCAATAGGATTAATTACTGGAGCTATAATTTTAGCAATAGCAGTTGTTGATGATTTAAAAGTAGCTTTCGAGGGTGGGGAAAGTGTTATAGCTGATTTTTTCGCTAGTTTTAATGTAGATATAGTAAAGGCATTGACTGGTGCCTTTAATGTTTTAAAAGGTACTTGGGTTGGAATGATTGCTACTATTTTAAGACTTAGTGAGGGTGTTTTAGCATTCTTTACACTACTTGAAAAAGGAGGAAAACACCTAGGAGTAGATTTTGACTTAAATATTGAAGGACAATACGAAAAAACAAAGGCTTTAGCAGATAAATACAGTCAAGAATCTAAAGATTTAATCTCTGGTGCTTTTGCTGGTGGAATTAAAGTTGATGATACAAAAGACTTCGGAATTAATCCAAATGCACATTTACCAAGCAATGTTACAAACTCAAATGTAGCTACAAATAACAATACTCAAAACAATCATATTAAAATTGAAGTTAAAGCAGATAATCCACAACAAGCAGCACAAGTTATAAATGATAGTTTAAAAACTCAAATATCAGATGCAAGTAAACAGTTTAATGTTGGTGGTAGATAATGTTTGATAGCTTTAAAAATAGTTTAGAAAACTTTACTAAAGGTAGTTTTGTATCATCATCACAAAATGATAAACAAGCTATTGGTATTGCTGGATATACACTTGATGTTAGACTTCAAGAGTATGTTACTTATGAATCTGATATACCAGATAATCCAGTCGAGAGCGGAAGTGCAATACATGATCATATAATCCATAAACCACTTATTTTAAAAATTGATGGAGAGGTTGCCGACTTACATTTTAAAGATTTTAATGATGGATTTATCATTGATGCTATTGTTCCAGATAAAACTGCTGGAATACTAGAAAATTTATATCCTACATACAGAAGTAATCAAGCAGTTCAAAGAGTCCAAAAAGTGGCAGATGATATTAGATATTCAAAAGTTGCAGAAGTAGTAAATAAGACTGGAAATCTTTACGAGGCATTTAATGGTGGTAGAGATAGTGAAACTTTAAATTTTTTAGAGTTTATGGAAAGAATACACTATGCAAAAATACCAGTAAAAATTCAAACTGCATCAAAAACTTATGAGAATATGGCTTTAATGTCTTATGCACCAGTTAGAGACCAAGTTACAAATGAAGCTTTAGGCTATCAAGCCACTTTTAAACAACTCACACTAGTTGAAACTATTTTAGTAGAAGTTCAAAAACTTAAAAAAAATCCAAGTCCAAGTATGAAAAATAAAACAGCAGAAACAAAAGATAAGGGAATTGTAAATGGTAAAAAAGCAACAGCAGAAGATACGAAGAAAAATAAAACCCTTTTAGGACATACAGTAGATGGAGTAAAAGCAATTTTTAGGAGGAGTAAATGATAAAAATACCTATTGAAGCAGACCCAAACCAATCATTCCCAGTACCATTTGAAAATGATTTAATTTATATCTCTTTGAAATATAAATTTAGTGGTTGGTACATGGATATAAAATATGGAGATAAATCAAGAAATGGAATAAGGCTATGTTCTCGAGTTCTTTTGCTTAAAGGATTAAATTTGCCATTTGAAATAATTATAGATGATAAAGGTTTAGAACTTGACCCTTTTTCATTAAATTGTTTTAGTGATGGTTTATTTGATTTTAATATCTTTGAGAGAGAAGATATGGAAGATATAAGAGGTTATGATGTTCGATAGATTTGGAAGAAAATATGAACTTAAAATTATAACTCTTGATGATAAAGAGATAACTATTACACCTGAATTAAGAATTACTTTTGATGTAACTAAGAGTATAAAAGGGAGCTTGAATAAGGCTACTGTTCAAATATACAATCTATCACAAACAAATAGAGATAAAATTAAAAAAGATGAAGACCCAAAGCCAGATGATAAGGATATAAAAAAAGATAATAAAAAAACAGAGGCACAAAAAGAAAAAGAGAAAAAAGACAAAGAAGATGGAGTAAGAATTTTACCACCTGATTATATGCAATTTGAGTTAAAGGCTGGATACTCAAAAATCGAAACTATTTTTAAAGGTGCAATATCAATAGCTAAATCAAAAAGAGAGGGTGCGAGTTTTGTAACTACTATTGAGGCATACGATGGATTATATGATATGAAAAATAGTTATACCTCTAAAGTTGTTAAAGGTAATGTAAGTAGCCAAATTATTCAAGATATGCCAACAGTTAAGCAAGGAAAAATTACTGAACAAAATCCACTATTAAGACCTAGAGTTTTAGTTGGAAATTCTTTTAAATTAATTGAGCAAAATTTAGAAGAAAACGAAACTTACTATATTGATGATGGAGTTATTCATATCATCAAAGATAAAGAGGTAACTAGCAGTTATATTCCTTTAGTAAGTGCAGCAACTGGTTTACTAAATAGCCCTGATTTAGCAGAAAAAGAAGTATTTTTTGAAACACAAATGAATCCACTTATAAAAATTGGTTGTCTTATCCAACTAGAGAGCTTATATGAAAAACGATTAAATGGTATTTATAAAGTCAATACAATACATTATACGGGCGACTATGCTGGTCAAGATTGGAAACAAGAGGTTTTTTGTGTTGCTTGTAATGATTATAAGGTGATTAAATGACATACAATAATGACTCAAATAGCAGTTTAACAAGTTTGATTATGCAAGGGATAATGAATGCACTTGCAGATACTCATACTATTATTATTGGTCAAATAGAAAAAGTAAATAAAACAACTATTGATGTACAGCCAGTGATAGCAAGAAATGTAAATGGCAAAGAAGAACCATTGCCAGTATTTCCAGATGTTCCAGTTGTAAACTTTTTAGGGGGAACATCATCTATACAGATGCCTTTATCAAAAGGTGATGATTGTATTTTATTTGTTAGTGAAAGATGCTTTGATGGTTGGTACTATGGAAATAAAAACCAAAAGCCAATGCATCCAAGGATGTTTGATTATAGTGATTGTGTTGCTTTTGTAGGATTAAAAAACAAGGCTGGGGAATTAGAGATACCAGATAGAATAAAAATGGTTGGTGATACTTTACAAATTGGTGATTATGAACATCAAGGGAATAGACTACAAACTGGGAATTATGAACATAATGGAAATATGGAACAAGTTGGTGATTTTACTATGACGGGAAATCAACTTGTAAATGGAAACTTTGTTGTAAATGGTGGTGCTGGTGGTGGTCAAGCTTCAATGAATGGAACTACATTTAGTTTACCAGCAAGTAGCGATTTAGTAATTGCTACGAGCTTAGGAAATATAAGTCTTAGAGCATTTATAGAAAATCATTATCATCCTGGTGATAGTGGTGGGAATACTGGAAAACCTAAACTATGAGAGTAAGAGCAATAGATAAAAATGGTGACTGGACTTTTGGTCACTCAAGAAATAATTATAAAACTGGAATTGAAGCAGTTAAGCAAAATGTAGTTACTAGAATAAAATCTTTTAAAAATGATTGGTTTTTAGATGGCGAAGCAAATATTGACTGGTGGAATATTCTAGGTAGAACAAATAATGAAACTATCATAAAAAATCAAGTTTATCAAACAGTTATTACAACTTATGGAGTAACTTCAATTAAAAAAATAGAAATTAAATCAGATAGTTTGACTAGAAAAGCAGAGATATTTATAGAAATAGGAACAATTTACGATGAAGATTTACAAATAGATGTAGGAGTAGGACTATGACAATAGATGCAAACGGATTTAAGGCAGAAAGTTTCACAGAGATATTAACAAGATTATCAAATGGTTTAAAAAATATCTATGGTCAAGATATTAATTTAGACCAAGATTCACCAGATGGGCAACAATTAGGAATACAAGCAAATATCATATCAGATTTTCAAGATTTGGCATTATATATTTATAACAGTATGGACCCTGATTTAGCAGATGGTGCAAATTTTGACAAATTGCTTAAATTATTAGCAAGAACTCGACTGCCTTCAAGTCGTTCTACTGTTGATATTGAAATGGTTTTAAATAAAACAGTGAGTATTCCAGCAAGTTACACTATCAAAGATTTAAATAATCAAAACTGGATTATTGGTACTGCTCAAACTTTAGATGCTGGAACTCATTTAGTAAGCTTTTATAGTGAAGATTGGGGAAATATTACAGCAGAACCAAATACTATAAATGAACAAGTAACTATATTAACAGAAGTTGTAAGTATAAATAATCCAGAAAGTGCAATAAGTGGTAGAGATGAAGAAAGTATTGTACAAGTTAGAGAGAGAAGAAACAAAATTTTAGAGATAAACGCATCATCAACTATTGGAAGTATTATTGGAAAAATTTTAGATTTAAACGGGGTTATTGATGCAGTACCTTATGAAAATATGACAAAAATATATGATCCAGTAAGAGATATTCAGCCAAATAGTTACTGGATAGTTGTAAAAGGTGGAGATATTGCTCAAATTAGCGAAATTATAGCTAAAGATAAAACTGGTGGAACTGGATTAAAAGGTCAAGTTGAAACAGTTTATATCGAAAAATTTGTAAGAAAAGATGGAAGTGTTAGAGAATTTTATCATGATGTTAAATTTGATAGACCAACGGAAGTAAGCATACATATTAAATTTAAAGTTTCAAGAAAAATATCAACTCAAAGTATAGATATTGAACATATCAAAGATACATTAGCAAATAAAGAGTTTTATATCGCTCAAAATATAACTGTTACAGAACTTTATGCAACTATTTATAGTGCAGCAACAAATTATATTGCTACTGATTTAGAAGTTTCAAAAGATGGTGTAGTTTGGGATAGTGTATTTTTACAAGCTGGTTATGATGAAGAATTTATCATTGAAAAATCAAATATAGAAATCGAAGAGTTAATCTAATGGCAAACTTTATAGAAGAATACAAAAAACTCTTAATTTGGCAATATCAAGATAAACCAAAAGCTCAAAAACATATAGAGCTAATATTAAGTGAATTTGAAAAAATCTATAACTTATTAAATGTAATTCCTGATGCCTTTGATTTGGACAAAGCAGTTGGAAAACAGCAAGATATTTTAGGAAAAATTTTAGGTATTAGTAGGAATGTTCCTTTTGCAGTTTCTAAAAGGTTTTTTGGATTTACAAACAATATCAATTCTTATGGCTTTGATAGAAGATTAAAAACTACTGGATTTAAAATACCATTCAAAAGAAAATTAGAAGATATTTATACAAGTGGTAGATTAGATGATACTCAATTTAGAGTATTCCTAAAAGCAAAAGCCATTAAAAACAATGTAAGAGCAACAATGATAGATGATAATAAATTATCACTACAAGATGCAATCAATTTTTTATTTAATGACACTAGCTATGTTGTTGATAATCAAGATATGACAATGACTTTATATATCGACAATAGCTACGATGTACAGTTGCTAAAATACATTAAGCAATTAGATTTATTACCAAGACCACAAGGTGTAGAAATAAGAACAGTTTTACATTTTGCAGAAGGTAATACATTTGGTTTCAGAAGAAACAAAGAGGCATTAGGTTTTAGCAGAAGATTACAAGGTGGATTAAAACCTAAATTTGCCAAGAAAATATTTATTTAGAGGAGTAGCCTTTGTTTAAAAGAGTTAATAGTGATGTTGTACCTTTTTCAATTAATAGTCCAGCTGGAAATAGATATGTATTTGGTACAGCTGATGTATCAAATGATATTGATGTAAATTACAATGAAAATATAAAAAAAGGTTTTGGAACTGGACCAAATGAATTTCCAGAGTTAGAAGATTTTAATGCACTTATGTTTACTGGAAGTTATTTAGCTGCATATTTGTATCAAGCTGGTATTCCAGAGTGGAACGATAAGCAAAAATACTACATAAATAGTATTGTAATGGGTAGTGATGGAAATATATATAGGTCATTAGCTGGAACAGAAGAATCGCCAAATGTAAATAATAATCCAACTCTAGCTGGAAGTACTTCTTGGAAATCAATATTAAGTGACTATGCACTTATTAATGGCGATGAAACTAAGAGGTTTAAAGTAGCTGATGCAGTTGAGTTAAATGAAGCAATAAATAAAAAGCAACTAGATGCTTTAAAAAGTAGCGTTAATAGTGATATTTCAAATATTCAAACTTTACCCATAGGAGCAATTTTAAATGGCTTTACAATCTTTGATAATTGTATAGTTGCCTTTGGTGGAGAGTTTAACAGAGCAGATTATCCAAAGCTTTGGGCTTATTTACAAGCAAATCCAAGTTTAGTTAAAACTCAAGCTCAATGGACAACAGAAGCAACAGCAAATGGTGGAATTTGTGGATTTTTTAGTAGTGGTAATGGAACGACTACATTTAGAGTACCAAATTTAGATAAAGCATTTTTAAGACCAGATAGTAGAGGTGTTGGGAGTTTTCAAGTAGATGAGTTTAAGTCCCATAGTCATGGTGGTGGGGCATACCATTATGGTTATTATTTAGGGACTGGAGGAGATAATACATTAACTTTAGTAACGAATACAAGTTCAACTGGTGGAACTGAAACAAGACCAAAAAACATAGCGGTCTTGCCTTTAATAGTAGCAAAGTGAGGAGCCAAATATGAATAAAATTTATAAATATGACATAACTACAAAAGAGTTTTTAGAAGAACTTGAGATAAACGAAGCCTATGGAACTAACTTACCATTCACAACAACAATTAAATCACTTGCTAAAAAAGATGGGTTTGCTATTTGTTTTAATGGTACAAAATGGGAATATGTAGAAGATAATAGAGATAAGACTGTTTATGTAAAAGACACAAAGCAAGAGTTAAAAGTTGATTACTTAGGGAAAATCAAAGATGAACATACTCTTTTAATTCCTAAACAATTTGATAAATGGAATGAAGTATCTAAAAGCTGGGTAGAAGATGATACTTTAAAAAAAGAGTATGAAAAAAGCCTTATTCCAAAAACTATAACTCTAAGACAAGCTAGATTGTATCTTTTATCTATTGAGCTTCTTGATGATTTGGAAACTATTATAAACCAAGACAGAGCCTATCAAATCGAATGGGAATATGCAAATCAAATAGAAAGAGAATCACCTTTGGTAAAAATATTAGGTCAAGCTCTTAATTTAGATGATACAGCTATTGATAATATGTTTATGGAGGCTAGTAAAATATGACACAACAACTAATAGAAAAGTTTGAAAATGATGTAAAAAAAAGAAGTAGATTTTTTAGATTTCTTTTAGCTCTCGACCAGTTAGGAAATGTTTTATTTTGGAATGGTAGCCAAGATGAAACTATAAGCTCTCATATTCATAGAAGAATAGAGAGTGGAAAAGCAACTTGGTTTGATAAAAAGCTTTGTTGTTTGCTTAAAAAGTTAGAACATAACCATTGTGAAAAAAGTATTGGGGAGTAATGAATGATTGATGATTGGGTAAATTTTTGGGCTAAATATCTATCTGTAGTTTTGCTAACTATATTTTTTACTTTTATAGGAGTTATGGGGAAATATCTAAAAAATATGAAAAAAAATAAAGAGAAATTTAATTTTAAATCATTTTTAGCAGAATTCTTTATCTCGCTTAGTTTAACAATATTTTTGGCTTTTGCTTGTATCTCTCAAAATGTAGATATTTTAACAACTTGTATAGTTGTTGGAGTTGCTGGACATTTTGGAACAAATGGAATAATTAGTTTGATATGTAAATACATAAAGCTTGATTGTCAAGATTTGATTGAAAAAAAAGAGGTGAACAATGAACTTAATAGCATCTAATAAATATTTTCTCTTAGGAGTAATAGTAATAGCTGTATTTTTAATTGGTGGAGCTTACACATACTTTATAAAAAATGAACTTGAAAAAGTACAAGCTAGTTATTTAGATCAAGGTAAAGAGTTGGCTATTGAGAAAGCAAATAATACAGTAATCAAAGCAACTATTGAGAGCCAAAACAAGGCTATTGATAGTCAAAAAGTAGAACTTGCTGAAAAATTGCAAGAATTGGAAGATTGGAAAAATAAACCATCTGAAATAAAATATAAAGAAGTGATTAAATACAAGGAAGTAAAATCAAATGAATGTGAAGATATTAAAAATATTATCAATAGTATGCGTAGCACTTCTTTTTAGTGCTTGTAGTAACAAAGAATTGGTTTATGTAGATAGACCAGTTGAAGTTAAAATTCCAGTTAAATGCAATGTTCCTAAAACTCATTGTGATTTTAACAAAGCAACAGATACAGAGGTAGTTACAAGCTTAAGAACTTGTATTGAAGATTTAAGAAAAAGTATAGAGGTGTGTAAATGAAAATATCAAGCTTAGGATTGGAACTAATCAAAGAATTTGAGGGCTTTAGTGCTAATGCTTACCTATGCCCTGCTAAAATTCCAACTATTGGTTATGGAAATACTTTTTATGAAGATGGTCGAAAAGTAAAACTAGGGGAGCAAATATCAAAAACTGATGCGTTGGAATTATTAGAAAAGGTAGTTAATAAAGATTTTGCAGATAAGATATTTCCAGCAATTAAAGTTCCAGTTGCTCAAAATCAATTTGATGCAATGTGTAGTCTTGCTTATAATATTGGGACTGGAAGTTTTTTAAAATCTACTTTACTTAAAAAAGTAAATGCTGGTGATTTTATTGGAGCTAGTGAAGAGTTTTTAAAATGGAATAAATCAGGTGGAAAAGAGTTGTTAGGATTAACAAGAAGAAGAAAAAGGGAACAAGATTTATTTAAAATCAATTTGTAG